GGGATTTCGTCTCAACACCATCTAACCCAGGATCTTACATGCATTTAGTTAAAGAAGGACTTAATGTAGATACAACAAATACATACACTAAAGTAAATTCTATTATTACAGAAATACTTTGCTCTAAAGGAAATTGTCCAATCTGGTAATTTTTAGGAATCCTAATATACGTATAATCGTAAATATGCTATCGCAACAACCTATATAGCATTAAAACTCGTATTAATTACTATTACGTTTCTAAATAAACGTACTTCCCAAACAAATTTTAGGAAAAATGAACAGAGAATTTTTAAAAGAGGCTATCGCCGATGCAAAAGCTGTTAAAGAAACTGCAATTGCAAATGCTAAAGCTGCTTTAGAGGAGTCTTTCACACCACATCTAAAAACCGTTCTTTCAGCTAAGCTAGAAGAAATGGAAAAAGAAGATATGGATGAGGGCTACGATGAAATGGACGAAGCAAAAGATTCTGAAAAAATGGAAGAAAAGAAAGAATACATGACCGCTAAAGAAAAACGTGAAGGTGACGATCGTAAGTCTGATAATAAGGCTGAGACTGAAACTGAAAAAATGCGTAAGATTAAAGAGGAAGATGATTCTAACTTAGATGAAGTTTTAGCAGAATTAAAAGACGAATTAGATGAAAATGAGAGAACTGACACCGAAGAAGAAGGATACAAAGATGGTATCGAAGACGCTAAGGATGACATGGAAAAAAAGATTAAAGACATCAAATTAGAAGAAGACGAACGTACTGATACTGAAGAAGAAGGATATCTTGACGGTATGGAGGACGAGAAAGCTGATATGGATGATGAAGAAATTGATCTTGAAGACATGACAGATGATGATCTTAAAAAGTTTATCGAAGACGTAATTTCAGATATGGTCGCTGCTGGTGAATTAGAAGCAGGCGAAGAATTTGAAGTTGAAGATGAAGTTGAAGTTGATGATGAAGTTGAAGTTGAAATAGACGAAGATGTAACCATTGATGAAGACGCAAGAACTGACGCTGAAGAAGAAGGATACAAAGATGGTATCAAAGACGCTAAAGCAGACGCTAAAAAGGAAATTGACGATATTAAACTTGAAGAAAAAGAGGATGAACTAAAAGAAGCTTATGCTACTGTTGAAACTCTAAGAAATGAGTTAAATGAAATTAATTTACTTAATGCAAAATTATTATATACTAACAAGATTTTCAAATCTAAAAACTTAACTGAGCACAATAAAGTTAAAGTTTTAACTTCTTTTGACAAAGCAGAAACTGTTAAAGAAGCAAAATTAATATACGAAACATTAAAAGATGGATTAACTGAGAAAAAAGTTAAGAAAACAGTTAATGAAAGTATAAGTATGGCTTCTAAATCAATAGGTGTAGGTCCAAAGAAAGTTGATGCTAAACCAATTGTTGAATCTAACATTATGGTAGATAGATTTAAGAAACTTGCAGGTATAATTTAAAAACGAAATTAATTATTAACGATATTTAAAAAATTTAAAAAATGTCACAATTAAACACTTTATTAGAAAGCGCTAACCCTTACAAATCACTACAAAGTGATGCAGCAAGATTAGCGTCCAAGTGGGCTAAAACAGGTCTACTTGAAGGTTTATCTGATCAAGAAGGTAACAATATGTCAATGTTACTTGAAAATCAGGCTAAACAATTAGTAACTGAAACTTCGAATACAGGTGGTGGTGCTAATTCAGGTACCTTTACTCCAGGTAGAGGTGCACAGTGGGCGGGCGTTGCTCTTCCATTAGTAAGAAAGGTATTTGGTCAAATCGCAGCAAAGGAATTTGTTTCGGTTCAACCAATGAATTTACCTTCTGGTCTAGTATTTTATCTAGATTTCCAATACGGAACTGCAGGTAAACAACCTTTTGCACAAGGCGGATCACTTTACGGTGATACTGACGGTAACTTACCATTTGGTAATGGTGCTACAGGTGGTCTTTATGGTGCTGGTAGATTTGGTTATTCAATTAACAATACTCAATCTGCTGCTTATGCAGTAGCTTCTGGTTCTGTTGATTGGTATAGTGATTTGAATGCTGATTCTTCAGTATCTCAGTCTTATGTTGCAGGTGCTTCAGGTCAAATTGTAAAATTAACTGTCCCTTCTGCTTCATTACCTAACTTTGATGAAAGAGCAGTAAGAGGTTTTTACCTTTCAGGTTCAGCTGCTGATTTACCAGCTTCTGCTACTCAATACCCACAATTTACTAAAATCAATGGTGCAAACATTGAATTCTTTGTAGGTTCTGATGTTGTTGAAGCAGGTGCATTAAAAGTTGAGTATTTACTACAAACAAATGACGCTCAAAGAGGTGATTTTGAAGATGGTAATAACAACTTAAATGCTGACAACACTCCAATTTCAATTCCAGAAATCAATATTCAAATGCAGTCGGAAGCAATTGTTGCTAAGACTCGTAAATTGAAAGCTGTTTGGACTCCTGAGTTTGCTCAAGATCTTAACGCTTACCACTCTTTGGATGCTGAAGCTGAATTAACTTCAATTATGAGTGAGTATATCTCATTAGAAATTGATTTAGAAATTCTTGATATGTTGATCGAATCTGCTGCTGCTGGTACTGAGTACTGGAGTGCACAGAATAACTTAGCATTAGCTTCAACAGGTGTTGTAGATTCAGATTTAGGTTTCTACAACTCACAAGGACAATGGTTCCAAACTTTAGGAACTAAAGTTCAGAAATTGAGTAATATCATTCACCAGAAAACTCTAAGAGGTGGAGCTAATTTTATGGTATGTTCTCCAACAGTAGCTACAATTATCGAATCCATTCCAGGATTTGCTAGTACTTCTGATGGTGATGCTGCTAAAATGAGCTACGCATTTGGTGTACAAAAAGCAGGTACTATCAATTCAAGATACACAGTTTATAAGAATCCATACATGACTGAAAATACCATTTTAATGGGCTTTAGAGGTGGACAATTCTTAGAAGCAGGTGCTGTATTTGCTCCATATATTCCGTTAATCATGACTCCATTAGTATACGATCCAAATACCTTTACTCCAAGAAAAGGTCTATTAACTCGTTACGCTAAGAAAGTCGTAAGACCAGAATTTTATGGTAAGATCTTCGTAGAAGGTTTAAACACTCTATAATCAATAGATTATAAATAAATTAAGAGCCCCGCGTCAGCGGGGCTTTTTTTTTGTTACTAGTGTGTACCTAGTAGGTAGTTAGTATATTTATACTCGAATATTAATTAAAATAGTTTTTAAAATGAAAGAAACCCCTTCACAGTTACCGATTCAAAGTTATGTAATGAATTTCCCACATACTTTCTCAACAAATGACCCTAATAACGTTTGGATGAAAGAAATGTCCGATAAAGAGTTAGCTATAAATAGACCTAAAGCATACAAACAATTTATGGATTTGTATAATTTTATGGCTGGTCAATCATTAGTACATTTGTTACCTGCAGAAGGTAATTTTCAAGATTTAATATACGTTGCTAATTTAGGGTTACAATTACCCCACATTAAAGATGAAAACCATATTTTATTATCAAATTATACTTCACCTCCAAGACAGGGTGAAGAATATGTTGGTGAAAAATTCTTTAATCAAATGGGTTATAAAACCCACATTTCTCCCCATAAATGGGAAGGGGAAGCAGATATAAAATATCTAAAAGATAATGTTTATATTGGGGGGTATGATATAAGATCAGATATTAAAACCTACCACTGGATGGAAGAAAATTTTGATATGAAAGTAATCAAAGTTAAAATGGTTGATGAATATATGTATCACTTAGACTGCAGTATCTTCCCGTTAAATACGCGATCAACTATGGTTTGCACTGAGTTATATGATAAAACAGAGTTAGCGCAAATAAGCAAATATACAAATATAATAGATATAAATGCTGATGATTCTACTTATGGAATGGCCAATTCTGTTAGATTAGGAAACATGATATTATGTGCCTCAAACATTTCAGAATTAAAAAAATCAGATGAATTTTATGAGGGTGAAAAACACAAAATTGAATCATTAGAAAAAATATGTTCTGACGAGGGGATGGAACCTGTTATATTTAATTTATCTGAATATATGAAATCTGGAGCTATGTTAAGTTGTATGGTAATGCATTTAAATAGAGTTGATCACTTTAAATCACTTCTTTAATGGCTGAAAAACTAGAAGACTGGTTAAATGGAGAAGTTGCAGAATTATCTAAAAAGTCTGTAGGAGAGTTAAGTAATAATTTTTTCTTTAGAGATCCATTAAGGCCAACACATATAGATTATAAGCATTTTTATAGCCCAGCAGATGGAACTATTTTATATCAAAAAGTAGTACAACCTGGTGATCAAGTTTTAGAAATAAAAGGTGTTGATTACACACTTCAAGATGTAATGGGAGATCGTGATTATAATCACCCTTCTTTAGTTATTGGAATATTTATGTCATTTTATGATGTACATATTAATAGAATTCCATACGGGGGTGTACTTAAATATAAACGTTTGGAGCCTATTGAATCTACTAATCAACCTATGTTAGCTGTAGAGAAGGATATATTAAATAAAGTAATTAATCCTAACAACATGGCATATTTAAAATACAATGAAAGAATGTCTAACCAAGTGTATGTTCCCTCTTTGGATTATACATACCATTTAATACAAATTGCCGATGAAGATGTAAATGTAATAGCCCCTTTTAAACAACAAAATGATCTTTGTGTCCAAAACGAAAGATTCAGTTTAATTAGATGGGGTTCCCAAGTAGATTTAGTTCTACCTCTAGATTCTAGATATGAGTTTGAGACTGTATTAGATAATACAATGCATGTAAATGCTGGTCTTGATAAATTAATTAAAATAAACCACACTCAAAAATGCCTTCAAAACCCCACACAGACGAAGTACACAGAAAACAAAGAACTGTGAAGAACCCAATAAAATTCAAAATAAGTTTAAACGAGGAACAAAAAGAAGCCAAACAAAAAATATTAGATAACACATTAACCCTATTAGCCGGAAGAGCAGGATCTGGAAAAACACTCCTAGCATGTCAAGTTGCTTTAGATGGTCTTATACGAAGACACTATTCAAAAATAATCATTACTAGACCTACAGTTTCAAAAGAAGAAATAGGATTTTTACCTGGGGATTTAAGAGAAAAAATGGATCCTTGGATTCAACCTATTTACCAAAATATGTATGCCTTATATGATAAGGTAAAAGTAGAAAAATTAATTGAGGATGGCAAAGTAGAAATAGTTCCTTTAGCATTTATGAGAGGAAGAACCTTTTTAGACTCTTGTATTATTGTAGATGAAGCTCAGAATGTTACTCATGAACAAATGGAAATGATTTCAACCCGAATAGGATTAAGATCAAAAATGATTATTTGTGGTGATGACCACCAAGTTGATTTGAAATCAAAACGAGAATCTGGTTTTAGATTTTTATACTCAGCAGCTCGTAAAGTAAAAAATATGTGTTCTATTACTTTAATGCAAAATCATAGAGACCCAATTGTGGATAACTTGATTGAAATTTATGAAGAAGCTGAAAGTAGGGGGATTATTAAAGGATCCTCCGGCACTAGCGGAAAAGCTAGGCGATAGTCCTAAAAATTTAAAAGGGGCTTAGCAATTAAGCCTCTTTTTTTATATATTTATAACAAAAATAATTATGGCATCAATACTTACTCCATCAGCATTTCAGATTAAAATAAAGGAGGAACACGTAGTTAAGGGTATTAAAACTACAAATGAAACATTTTTTACATTAGGGAATATTACTAATGTAGATAGAAGAATAGTTACAATACCAGCTCAAACTCCAATTGATTTATTTAATGTCAATGGGGTAAGACCTTCAGCAGGAACTTTTCCATCAAGTAGTATGAAATATGCTAGGATTACTAATTTAGACACAACATCTTCATTAGCAGTTTCTTTTACATCATCAAAGTCACCTGATGGGATAGGCGTTATAGGTACGGATTTAACTTCATCTTATACAAGCGGTGGTGTTGGGGGTGTAATTGGGTTATACGCAGGTGTACCAACTACAGCAAGTGTTAGTGGTAGTGGGATGACATTAGATGTTGTTATTTCTTCATCTTTAATAATGAGTCAAAGTTTAGGATTAAATATTGCACCCGATGATTGTGCTACTGGAACTTATAATGTTAATTTAATAGGAGGTAGCGGTACTGGAGCAACAGCTCAAGCAGTAGTTACAGGAGCAAATCCATCTACACCAACATTATCAACTGTAATGGTATTAAATCCTGGAAGAGGATATGTAGTAGGAGATTTATTAACAATTGCAAGCGGAGATTTAGGAACGGGACAATTAGTAACAAATCAACCTTTTACTAATAACGGTTTAATTCCTAATGTAACAAATAATATAACAAGAGAAATAGCAGTTTATACAGCTACAGGTCAAGGTGGTACAGTTAGTGTAAAGTCAGATGGTGGTGTAATTACAGTAGTAAAACCAGTAAATATAGGAACAGGATATTTGGAAAATCAAACAATTACAATATCTCAAGATCAACTAACTAATGTAGGGTTTGGAGTAGTAAGTTCAGATTATACTAATACATTAATAGCAGATGATGTTGCTGATTCATCTGCAGCATCTATGTTAGCCTTAACTAGTAGTAATATAAATACAAACGTATTTCAAGCAAAAATAGCAGCAGGTGGAAGTGGGTATGAAGTAGGAGAAACAATTACAGTAAATGGTGCTGAAATAGGTAATTCAACAGATGCCGTATTTACTTTAACCTTAAATGATTTTACAGAAAATGGAGCAAGAAGTTACTGGACGATGGATGTATTACCTACATCATCTTTAATGTTTTCAAGTCCTCAAGTTACAGGAAGTACATTTAACGGCTTCTTTGAGCAAGATATAGAATTTGTTTCTGTGTATGCTGAAACAGAAAGGATGGATGTTGAATACGTAGTTGTTAACTCAGATAACGCATAAATAAAAAACTATGGCAAATATACCAATATGGCCCGGATCTAGTTCATTCCACCCAGGAGATACACCTTTTGGGTTTTATGATAATGATCCTGAATTCCAAATAGACGCAGATAAATTTTCAACTTTTGCAGCAAGAAGATTAGGATATCCTATTGTGGATGTTGAACTTCAAGATTTAAACTTTTATGCTGCTTTTGAAGAAGCAGTAACAATATATGCTAATGAATTATACGGGTTTAAAATTAGAGATAATTATTTAACCTTAGAAGGAGCAGATGCTTCTACTATGGATATTGAAAATTCAGTTGTTGTTCCAAATCTAGGAAGAATAATCCAAATGTCAGAACAATATGGGGTTGAAGCTGGTACTGGTGGTAATGTTGACTGGCATACAGGTCATGTTAATTTAACAAAATCAGTACAAGATTATAATTTAGAAGAATGGGCAAAGGATACTATACCACATTATAAGGATCATGATATAGAAATTATGAGAGTTTTTTATGAAGCTCCACCTGCAATGTTAAGATTTTTTGATCCTTATGTAGGAGCAGGAATGGGTACTATGGATATGATGGATACTTTTGGTTGGGATGGATTTTCTCCTGCTGGTGTAAATTTCATGTTAATGCCTATTAATTATGATTTACAAGTTATCCAACAAATAGAATTTAATGATATGATCAGAAGAGCAAATTATTCTTTTGAAATGCATAACAATAATTTAAGAATTTTCCCAATACCCGATGGATCAGTCCCAAAATTATACTTTGAATATATTCTTAACTCAGAAAGATCTTCAGCTTCCTTTGTAGTAGGTGGAAGTAGTACTATTACTAATATATATGATGTACCTTATAAAAACCCAAATTACGATGATATTAACTCAGTAGGTAGAAGTTGGATATTTGAATATGCTTTAGCTTTATGTAAAGAAATGTTAGGGTATGTTAGAGGTAAATATCAAGTAGTACCAGTCCCTGGGGATAATGTTACACTAAATGCAAATGATTTAATTACAGCAGCTACTGGAGAAAAAGAAAGATTAATTGATAGGTTAAGGGCTTATTTAGGAGAAACATCAAGAGAAAAATTACTAGAAAGAAGAACAGCCGAAAGCGATTTCATTGAAAAAGAATTAGGCAAGGTTCCATTTCCAATTTATATAGGATAATATGGCATTATTTGGAGGAGCAAGAGACATAAGTTTATTTAGACATCTAAATAGAGAGTTAATGGCAGACATCATTACTCAGCAATGTTCTTTTTATAAGTTTAAGTTAGAAGAAACTAAAGTAAACATATATGGAGAAGCAGCAGAGGAAAAATTCTACATGGGTCCTGTTTTACTAAATTGTCTAATTGAAAGATCAAATGAAGAATTTCCTGAAACAGATTTAGGTACTGACTTTACTTGGGGTGCTACCTTTAAATTTTTAAGAGATGATTTATTAGGAAAAATGAAAGAATTTAATTTAGATTTTGCACCTACAAACTATCAATATGGAGCTGATTTAGTTCCTGAAGTTGGAGATATAATTTTATATAATGAAGGATATTATGAAGTAGATAATGTAAATGCTAACCAATATTTTATGGGTAAAAATCCAGATTATCCTAATTCACCTCAATTACAAAACCCAGGCTTAGAAAATTTTGGAACTTCAGTTTCAATTATAGTTGAAACACATTATGTACCTGCTGATAAGGTTGGTATTACACAAGAAAGATTGTATACTGGAAATAATTCAAACCCATCACTAAATGGCTAAAAGAGGAAAAATACCAACACCTAAAACTCAAAGAGAAATATTAAATTCTCAAATTGATCCATACAGCCCACCAGCTGGTTCTCCTGGTTTTTCAGATACAGGTAATCCTAATAATGCTGATACTCCTAATAGAGGTAACCAAGTATCATTTAGAGATGATACTACTAAACCTTTTAGTTTAGGAATTAAAGATATAGATGAAGCTATTGCTTATTATATGGAAGAAGTAATTCAACCTACCGTAATACAAAATGGGGCAGTACAACAAGTACCATTTATTTATGGTTCTCCTGAAAGGTGGAAGCAGGTACAAAAAGATGGGTATTATAGAGATAAAAAAGGTAAAATTATGTTACCTTTAATTACTTTTAAACGTAACAATATTGAAAAAGTTAGAAATATAGCTAATAAATTAGATGCAAATAACCCACATAATGTAAATATTTTTCAAAAACAATATAGTGTTAGTAATGCTTATGATAATTTTGATATACTAAATAATAAAAGACCTGATAAGGTTAATTATGCAGTAGTAGTACCTGACTATGTAAATATTACTTATGATTTTATTGTTGCTACTTACTATATAGAACAATTAAATAAAATAGTCGAAGCTATTAACTATGCTTCAGATTCTTATTGGGGCAATCCTGAAAGATATCAATTTAGAGCTAGAATAGATAATTTTGCTACACCTGTACAAGTAGAACAAAAAGGAGAAAGATCAGTTAAAGCAACATTTAGCCTAAAATTATATGGTTATTTAGTTCCTGACACAGTCCAAAAACAATTAAACGCAATAAAAAAATTCAATACCCCAACACAAATTATATTTAATATGGAAACAGTACAAAGTATAGAAGAGTTAAACCAAAGAAAAAAATTAGATAATTCCCGTCTTAGTATTCAAACGGATAATAATTTTACAGAATTTCCAAAATCTGGGAAATAATACTGTTTTTTATAATATTTATAAATAAAATTAGATGGGTATAATATTAAGACAGAACAAAGGTTCCGAGTTAACATTCGCAGAAGTAGATGGCAATTTTCAGTCACTCTACTACTCTAGTTCTCTGTCTGGTACTGACCTTCAATTCTTTTTTGCAAGTAGTAGTGTAACACATAGTATAGATTTACAAAATGTTCCGGGATTTACAGGAGTTACAATTGAAAGTGGAAGTACTTTAATAAGTAATGGTGTTCAAACTCTAAATTTTTTAGGAGATGGTATAGCTAGTATAACAAACTCCCCAACAACAAACCAAGTTGATATTAATATCCAAGGAGGTGGTGGTGGTGGTGGTTCTGGAACAGGAATATTCCAATTATTAGGAGCTACAGATATATATTTTGCAACCTCTTCATTACAAGTTACAGCCAGTACTTACCAAGAATCTGAGTATACTACTATAGGCGTTACACAAAACCCAAACAATGATGGCACTGGAGGTAATGTAGCTAAGTATGGAATGATGTTTAGCCAATCAGTATGGCATTATACGGATAATGTAGGTTACCCAACATCAAAAGCATGGCAGACAGATTTAGAAGGATCGGTATTTAATAACTATGACCAAAATACAGATACAGCAGAAATTTTAAGGTTTATTGCAACACAATTAAGTGCATCATCCCCAGATACTTCCCCAAATGCTCGTTATTATTCTGGTACTTCTGAAACAATTGCTTCAAATGGAACTGGTGGGGTTACGGGTTATGTACCCAATTCTACAACCGACCCCATTTTATTATATTTGCAAGGAAAAGGATGGGCTATAGCAGGACAAAGTGTATTTCAAGGAATTACCCCAATTTATAATAATTCAGGCTATAATATAAAATATACATCAGTTGCAGCTGGTTCGACTACATGCCCCTCATCATCTTATGATCCTTCTTTCCAATTATTCAATTTAGGATTAGTAAGTTCTTCATTTACAACATCAGGTTCTTTAAGAAGAATTTTTGCTGATAACTCTGCAAAAACCCAAACAGTAGTAGATGAACAACAATATACTTTAGTAAAAACCCCACCACCTTTTAATACAACATCAGGTCAAACTATTGGGGCAATACCTACAGTAGGAGGATTAGATATAAAATATCAAGATGGTAAATTTGCTACGATTTTCCAAAATAATTTATATAATGGGGGTATTTCTTTCACAACAAAAGAGGCTACAGGTTGGTATAGATTATCTTCATCAATAGGAGTACAATCAGGTTCTTCTAATTATACTACTTTTTATGATCAAGATACTGAAATATTTTGGTCGGAAGTACAAACTAGTGATTTTTCTCAAACAGTAGGTTTTAATACTAGACAAAGTTCATCTTTATCAGCAACCTCAAGATCACTTTCAGGAGCTCCTTTATTATTAACATCAAATTTTAAAGAAGGATCTCATCTTACAGGATATTTCAATCCTTTATTTTCAGCACAACCTACATTTGCTTCAATTACAGAAACAGATTCTTTAGTAACCCCCTCTAACCCAACAGGTGGAACTAGAAATGGAAGTACAAATGGGGGTACTGTTCAAACTTCTAATTTTATATATTCTAGTGGGGGTGTTGTTAGAACTGTAGGAACTATACCAAGTCAAGGAGATGTTGTTTATTTGACAGCAAGTTTAGCATTTAATGCAGGATCAGGAGGGGCTGATAATATCAACCAAACCGGATTTGGCACAACAACATTTATAACAACAACAAAAGGTAGAGAATTTGGAGGATCGTTAAATACCGTATTTACTAATACTTATGCTTATTTTGACCCAGGGGCATATGGACAAAATGTACTGTCAGGTTCTATGGGTTACTACGGTAGAGCTCAAGGATATGATGGTGGCACCTTAACTGGGGCTTCAAGTAATACAATATTTACAGAACAATTTTCAGGAGAAGATTATAGAATAGTTATTGATGATGATTTATTAACAGGATCCTATGCTAGTGGAACAAAATTGGCAACGGGTGTGTATGCAGAGTATGTTCAACAACCCTTAGAATTACAAATAAAACCAGGATATTTAGTAACCCCAGGAGGAACATATGGTTATTGGACTCCTGCAAACGCTGGTGCAAATACTTATCAATATTATTCAAGAGCATTTCAAAGAGATTTAACAACAGGAGCAAGTGATGTAACAGCTAGTTTTGGTGCAGCTTTAAATACGTGGGATAGCACAGCTAATGGGGTATCAGTAGCATTTTTGTTTTCAGGTTCGGGTGCACAAGCTTATACAAATCCAAGAATATTTGATCCTGCAACAACCGTAGGAGATGCTTTACAAATAGGTATAACAAATAATAATTTTACAAATCCATTTAGTGATCCAATTGATTTATATGCTTGTAAAACAGGTACAGTAAGAGGAAGTGGAGCTGGTACAAGTTATGAATTTCCTCTTTTAAATGGAAATGGTATGACTTTAGATCAGTTAACACAGGACTTTATAGTTATAATAAGATATAAAGGAGACCCAGTTCCAGTAGAAGATATAGACATAACGATTACGTAAAAGAATAAAGATATAGAATGGCATTAGATAAAATAAAAAAGTCGAATAGATTACTCCAGAGTAAGAGATATACAATGGAGCAGAGTACTGATGCTCAGGAGGCATTCACAAGAACTCTCGACATTAATGCTGGTGATGTTTATATAAGAGAAAATTTTGTTCCCTTAAATAATTTACCATATTCTGGTAGTGGACAGAACCAAGATACAATAGAATCAGGTTCAGCTTTAACAGCTGTTGATATTGTAAAGTTTCACTTCCAACATCAATTAACACCATCATCGGTTGTTAATGGTAGTAAAACAGAAGTATTTTTCTTTATATCAAAATCAGCACATGATCCTACAATAGCTGTTACTCCTCAAATTATACAGGATGGACAACAAACAAACTTTTTATCACCAAAATATTCAGATGCTTCCTTAACATTTAAAAATACTGAGGATAATGTACCCGCAGGAAACGGTACACCTGGATATAATGTTACTGTTAGAGTAAATGGTACTGAACAAGATTCAGCTTTTTATCAATTTGATTATAAAACAGGTGTAATACAATTCGTAGATAATTCAGTCTCACCATCAACCGGAGATACTGTCGTTTTATCAGCATACCAATATGTAGGTCCTACATTAGCAGATGGTGGTGTTGGTGGAGGTAATGCTTTTCCATTTTCAGGATCAGCACAAATAACAGGATCAGTTGGGGGTGTTCCAGGTGGATTCGCAGTAACCGGTAGTAGTACATTTGATGTAAGTGGTACCGGAGATGATTTTTCTATAATATCAGCTCCAATACAAGATAGACCTGAATTATTAACATATAACCCTTCAACAGGTCTTATAGGATATGTAAATGCAACTAGTGGTACTAGTGGATTTTCAGGTTCAAGTGGTACAGCAGGCCAATCTGGTACTTCAGGTACAAGTGGTTCATCAGGTTCAACAGGAACAAATGGTACTTCAGGAGAATCTGGTACTTCAGGAACATCAGGTGAAAGTGCTACTTCAGGTACATCAGGTACATCAGGTACTTCAGGTACATCAGGTGAAAACGGAACAAACGGTACTTCAGGTTTAAGTGCAACAAGTGGTTCTTCAGGAACAAGTGGTACTTCAGGTGAATCAGGCACAGCAGGAACAAGCGGAGAAAGTGCAACATCAGGCTCAAGTGGTACTTCAGGTACTTCAGGTGAAAGCGGCACAGTAGGTACATCAGGAGAAAGTGCAACATCAGGCTCAAGTGGTACATCAGGTACTTCAGGAGCAGATGGAACAAGAGGTACTTCAGGTTCAAGTGGTACAAGTGGTACTTCAGGTACATCAGGTACTTCAGGAGCAGATGGGACAAGAGGTACGTCAGGAGAAAGTGCAACATCCGGCTCATCAGGTACTAGTGGTACTTCAGGTGAATCAGGCACAGCAGGAACAAGCGGAGAAAGTGCAACATCAGGCTCAAGTGGTACTTCAGG